GTAGAAGAAACTGCTTCACACTATGTAATGGTGGTGGAGGAAGATAAATCTTCTACGGCTTTAATCACAATGAAATCTACTCAAAGAAAAAAATCTAAAAAGTGGAATTCTATGATGATGTCTTTAAGAGCAAAGAAAAAAGATGGTAAAGGTTTTTTTAGACCTGCACCATTTACCCAGTCCTACAAACTAAAAACTGTATTGGAGAAAAACAATTTAGGTTCTTGGTATGGTTGGGAAATAGAGCACATCGGCCAAGTTGCGAGCGAGGAAACAATCAAAGCAGCCTTTGACTTTTATGAGTCATGTAAAAAAGGTGCGGTGAGAGCAAGTCACTCCAACGAAGAAAAAACAGAAAAATCTCCATTCTAACGATGGAGATACTTGACAAGACCCTGGAGGAGTTTGTAGAACTCTTCCAGGGCTCTACTACATATTTTGGCAATTCCGTACCTTTAGGTCAGAAACGTGATCGTGACGGTAAACAAGAATTCAGACATTGGGTTGAACCTAAACCCATGACCAGGAACGATTGGTTACAACATTTAAAAGGAGAAAAATATTATGGAAGTGTCCCTATCAGAGATGATAATACATGTAGTTGGGGGGTCATCGATGTTGATCGCTACAATATACAACATAAGGAAGTTATATCAGTTATACGGAAAAGGAAATACCCGCTCATCCCGTTCAGATCAAAATCCAACGGACTCCATTTAATTTTATTTATTGATGGTGTAGTTGCTGCATCTTCAATGCGTAAAAAATTAATTGAGTTGGCTTCAGACTTAGGTGTCAATGATACAAAAACAGATATTTATCCTGCACAAGACGAAGTAGATCTAACTCCTGTAAAATGGGAAGATAAACGTAAAGGTAATTTTGTAAATCTTCCTTACCAAAAAGCACACATGACAACAAGAGTTTGTATGGATGATGAGGCAAACTCAATTAAATTAGAGGATCTGTTTAAATTTATATCTCAATATAGATTAACACCATCACAGTTTAAAAAATTAAAAGTATTTCAAGATGATGAAACAAAAGACTACCCGCCTTGTGTAGTTAATTTTATGAAAAATAAAGTTACGAAAGGTGAAGGTCGTAATGATGCTATGTTTAATGTAGCTGTATTGGGTAAAAAAATAAATCCAGATCCTGTAATGTACCAAGATTGGACTCGTAACATGATGTCTAAAGTATGCTCTGAACCACTTCACCCGCAGGAGTTAAACAATATTTTTAAAGGTGTTGAAAACAAAGAATATACTTACAAATGTAAAACATCTATTGCACGAATGCACTGTTCATCTGCAACTTGTTTAAGACGTGCACATGGTATTGGTAAAAACGAGGCTTTACCTGAAGTTGGAAAACTTACAAAAATAAATTCATACCCAGAACCTTATTGGATACTCCCTATTCAAGGTAAATCAATTCGATTATCAACAAAGCAGCTATATCAACAACAGTTGTTAGGGGAAGCATTGTTAAATTACGATATAGTATGGAGATCTTTAAAACCAACTAAAAGAGATCCAGATCCTTATAGAGATTGGCTCCAAGAATTAATGTCCAACAAGCACGACATGGAAGGCTTTGATGGTTTAGAGGAACTTACAGATGTATTTAATTCTAGAATGTCTAGGTTCTTAGAAGATGTCGAAGATACTACTGAGTTTGATCAAATTGATTCTGGAAATATTTGGAAAGATGATGTGGAGATGAGATTTAAATTAGAAACCTTTAAAAACTTTATGAAAAAAATGGGTTATAATTGGAACGAAAAAGAATGTACTAAATTTTTAGAAACAGGTGGTGCACAACCCAAGTCTAAGTTCAAAGGCATACAGTCTAGGCATTGGGTAGTAGAGCTACCAAAACAAAGTGAGCACAGAAATAAAGATGTCAAATTTGTTAAAGCAAAAGCTGCGTGGGAAGACAATTAAAATATTTGGACCTCCAGGAACAGGTAAGACTGAAAACTTACTTAAAAGAGTCAAAAGATATTTAGAAAAAGGTTATTCACCAGACGAAATTTGTTACGTATCATTCACCAACAAAGCTGTTAATGAATGTGTTGCAAGAGTTCGACAAAAGTTTAAAGGTTATGATGAAGATGCTTTCTCATATTTTAGAACACTACATTCTCTGGCCAGACAACAGTTTGCTGAAATTCCCGTATTAGATCCAAAGGCAGACCTGCTGATGTTTCACACTCAGTACGGAACTGTAAAGGTTGGCTACAAAGATAATTATGACGATGCAAAAGTTTATAATAACTGGTCACTTCAAATATACGACAGAGCAAGAAACATGAAAGTAGATCCTGTGTGGCTATATAAGCAACAAACTAGAAAATCTGTAAGGCTGCAACAGTTTAAATCTATCATTTCAGGCTACAAAGAATTTAAAACAATGGAGATGGAAGGTGGCCACCGAACAGCGGACAGGTTAGACTTCACCGACATGGTAGAAAAGTTTATTGAGGATGGCCTAGTTATTCCTTTTAAAGTTTTAATGGTTGATGAAGCTCAGGATCTAACACCGCTGCAATGGGACATGGTTGTAAAGATAGCAGGTGCAGTAGAGAGAGTTTACATTGCAGGTGATGATGACCAAGCAATTTATGAATGGAATGGTGCAGATGTGGACCTATTTCAAAATTTTCCAGGGAAGACTTTAGTTTTAAAAAAGTCAGTAAGACTGAACAAAAACATACATTTCTTTTCCAAATGTTTACTGAATAGTATGGGTAATAATAGAGTTAAGAAAGAATTTCATTCAAACGGTAAAGAAGGAGCTATTTACAGATGGGGTGGTTTAAAAAAAGTACCTTGGACTATGGATGGCAATTGGATGGTGTTGGCTAGGATAAATGATGTAAAGAAGGAGCTGCAGCAGGAGGCAAAAAGTTTAGGTTTATATTATCAAGATCAAAAAAATAATAAGTCTTTTGATCCTAATCAATTTTCAGCTATAAATTATTGGGAAAAAATTTGTGAAGGGGGTAGTATTACTAGAGAAGAAGCTACTACAATGTATGAGTTTTTGTTAAACATTGATCACGGCTACCGGTCAACGGACAGTAAGAAATGGAGTTTTGCACATCCAAATCAAGTATTTACTTTTGATGAATTACATTTAAGGTGTGGTATGCGAGACGAAAAGGGTCTTTGGACTGAGGTATTTAAAAGAAAATTTAAAGATAAAGATAAAAAATATTTTCAAAAACTTATGAAAGAAGGTGTAGATTTATCACAACCCCCTAAAATAATAATAGATACAATTCATCAGGTAAAAGGCGGCGAGGCAGATAATGTTGTCCTGGCGAGCAAATGTAATTTTCCATCACACTTTGATAAAAAGAATTTAGCAGATAAGGTAAAAGAACTTAGGGTTTGGTATACAGGTGCTACTAGATCTAAAAGCACACTCCATCTGTTGGGTACCTATCATCAATATAACTTTCCATTAGGAAAATATTATAAACAATATGAGGCTAACTATGTCAGATAAAAATATGTTCGATGAAGTATTTCCAGAAGATAAACAAATTGGAGGATCTCACTATCAACACTATTTAATTCAACCTTATGAATTTATTTCAAAAAATGAACTTACATTTTTTCAAGGTAACGTTGTAAAATATGTTTTGAGATATCCATATAAAAATGGTATCGAAGATCTTGAAAAGATTAAACACTATTGTGATTTAGAAATACAAAAATTAAAAGATGCCAAAAAAACCAAAAAGTAAAAAAATTAAATGTGAAGTGTGTAATACAATTCCCTCTGTAATTATTCATAATCGCATTTACTATTGTGCCGATTGTTATATATTCGAATGTAAAATTGATATGAGTGTAGCAATACAAAATTTATATACTGATGGACACACTGAAAAACTAAAAAATTAATGATTCACAAATTTAATATTACAGAAAATATTTTTCATCAATTGAAAGAAGACGTAAGAAAGAAAGAAAAAGAATATAATTCTAATTTAGTTGGGAACATAAGAGAAGAATACGCTCTAAAAGATGATATAGAAAAATATGAAAAATTTATTATTGATAAAATAAATGAAAACAATTTTTTATTAGAGCATTTCAAAAATATAGAAATATTAAAAGAACCACAAAAATTAGTTTTAGGTAATTTATGGGTTAATTTTCAGAAAAAAAATGAGTTCAACCCAGTTCATTATCACAGTGGTGTTTTTAGTTTTATTTTATTTATACAAATACCTTTTTTAATGTCTGATGAATTAAAAAAATCTCCAGGAATTAATTCAAAAAAAAATTTGGCGGGTCATTTACAATTTTTACAAATTGACCCTTATAAAACTAATAATATATTAATTGAAGATATTCCAGTTGATAAGACTTGGGAAGGCACAGGTTTAATATTTAGATCTCAACTCAGTCATTGTGTGTACCCTTTTTTTTCTAGTGAAGATTATAGAATAACAGTGTCAGGTAATATTTTTTTTGGAAATTAAATTATGACTCATCAATTAAACTTTATATACAATGATAGTGATTGGGTAGCTCCATCAGAATATCCAGATTTATCTCAAGCGACTGAAATAGCGATTGACTTGGAGACTAAAGATCCAAACATAAAAACAAAAGGACCAGGATGGGCAACCTTTGATGGTGCAATAGTTGGTTTTGCAGTAGCTGCACTTGGCCAACAATGGTACTTTCCAATTCAACATGATGCTGGTGGGAATATGGATTTAGCGATTACCACCGCTTGGATGCAAGATATTTTAAAAACAGATGCTACTAAAATATTTCATAATGCAAGTTATGATGTAGGTTGGCTGCTTGTAAATGGTTTTGAGATCAGAGGTAAGATAGTTGATACAATGATTGCTGCTGCAATCATAAATGAAAATAGATTTAGTTTTAGTTTAAATGCTTGTGCTAAAGATTATTTAGGTGAAATTAAAAATGAAACGTTTTTGAATGAAAAAGCAAAAGAATGGGGAATTGACCCTAAAGCGGACATGTGGAGGCTGCCTGCGGGCTACGTAGGCTTCTATGCTGAGCAAGATGCAGGTCTAACCTTACGTTTATGGCAAGTGCTAAAAACAGAGCTATCTAAGCAGTCCCTACACGATGTGTGGGAAATGGAGATGGAATTATTGCCTATTTTAATTGATACTAGAAGAAGAGGTATAAGAGTTGATGAAGAGAAGGCTAGAAGTCTAAAAAAAGAATTTGTAGCTAAAGAAAAAACAATTTTACATGACATTAAAAAACAAACTACATTAGATATAGACATCTGGGCCGGAAGATCAGTAGCACAAGTTTTTGATAGAATAGGTGTTGAGTACCCACGGACAGCGAAAACCGGAGAACCAAGTTTTACGCAAAACTGGTTAGTAAATTGTGATAACCCAATAGCGCAACTAATAAGATCAGCAAGAGAAATAAATAAATTTCATTCAACATTCATAGACTCCATTCAACGTTATGTTCACAAAGGTAGAATACATTCTGAAATAAATCAACTTAGATCTGACCAAGGTGGAACTGTATCTGGACGTTTATCATACTCTAATCCTAACCTGCAACAAATTCCTGCAAGAAATAAAGAATATGGAGATAAAATTAGAAGCTTGTTCTTACCTGAAGAAGGTAAACAATGGGGTAGTTTCGACTACTCACAACAGGAGCCTAGGCTTGTTGCTCACTACGCTG